TTTCGCCAGAATAATACGTAATTAATTTATGCTTCCACATAATATAAGATGCAACAGCTTCTTCGTGCCCTTGTTTTACCATTGGATAACCTTCTTCTGACATAGGAACAGCTAAATAACTTACTGTAACATCTTTTGTATATGTATTAGTCAAATTTAATCTATTACCGTTAACATAATATTTGTTACTGTTTTCTGATACAGAAGATCTAAATTGTGAGCTTGTAGGAAATATAATAGTGCCTCCAGCTTTAACTGACAACATTTTAACCATATTATCAGGCAATCTAACTTGGTTATTGTGATACATCTCTTTACCTCCTGCAAAAGCAGTTACTTTGCCTATATCAGAATCTAGCGTCAAGTGATTACCCCAATCACCATTTTCTTGACAAGTTAGTGTTAATACAGAACCACTTGTACTAGCCTTTATGCCTTGGATATTATCATACAATGATTTGTTTATAACATCTACCGCTTCTTGTAAAGTTAAGTATACAGTAGACTTTATATCAATGTAAAAATCATCACCTACTATAGTGCTACTTACAAAAAAGAATCTAGTTCCGTTTATGTCTATGTATGACATATCTGTAGGATTTGTTGCAATCTCTATAGATCCAAAAGCTGCTTCTGGAGTACTAGAATAAACTATCTCTTTTTGTAAAAATGTTTTATTACTTCCAATATATTGCTCTGCTTCAAAAGCCCACTCTGCCCAAGCATCTATATTGTTAGTATAATTTTCTAGACCTAGATTTCTAGATACATTATTAAAAACTCTGTGTACAGGTACAAACATATTTTATAATTTATTCTGACGCTACAAACAATTCTACATTTTGATTGTTGTGTCCAGCTTTAACTTTTAATGTAGCGACATTATCAAAAGTTGATCCACCTACTGTTCCTTCAACTACTGTAGTTGTATAAACTACAGAACAACCTGGAGCTACTAAAGTATATGCTGCATCTGAACCACTATCCTCAAATCCAACTTGTAAATTTTGTGCTGAATCTAAATTTGTAACTCTAATATATTTTACATCACCTAATTTGTAAGTACCTGCAGATTCTGTTGTATCAAAATTAGCTATTGTTGTAACGTTAATATCAGCCAATTTAACAATCCTTTTGTCTACATTAACTATATCTGCAAAACTCATTGTAGTAGTTTGCGCAAAGTCTAAGCTATCAGCAGCAGTACTGTTAGCTACATTTAGCGATTCAGTTATAGTAACTGTTAATGCTGATCCTGTTAATTTAGTTGCCATTTTATAATTCTTTAATTAAATTTTTAACCTTTGTTAAAGGCATTATTTTGCAATTTTTATATTTATGTGGTCTTACCCATATTATCTTATAATAATAATCATCCAATATAGGAACCTTATATATTACCTTTTCTCCTTTTTTATTAGACTCATTTAAATCAATTCTATAATGAAAAGCTCTTTTATGTTCTTTTTTGTCTAAATAAATATACCCCATCTTATTTGGTAGATGTACAAGCTCTAATCTTGTTACTACATCTCTAAATAATATTTCAAAAAACCTTTTAACAATAGCGTAATACTTACTGTAAGGTAAATCTATATCACTATCATTATATATCTTTCTAACTGTTACGTACTTGTCTTTGTACTTGCGGCTGAACAATCTTTGTTGTATCTGAGTTATCACTTATTGTATCGGTTGGTACTCTTAATGTAAAATTCAATTCTTTTTGCAATATTCTTTCTATAAGAACATTTACTAATGATTGTTGTAATGGATATGTTTGATCATCATTCCATCCAGACATTTTTGTAGGATCAGACAATAATAAATCAGCATAAATTAAATATCTTATTGGATCTTCATATCCATTTGTATCACTTTTAAAAACAGACTTAACATAACCTATATTCAATTGATCTATATTATTATTGCTTCTAGGTCTACTTACAAAAGCTGAAACGCTATGTTTAGAAAATCTATTGTATTGTTTGTTTTCCCATTCATTACGAGATAATATAGGAATATCTACAGATCCATGATTTTGATATAAATTATCTTGAGTCTTTCTATACCTCAAATTTTTGATACCACTACCATCAATATTAATAACATTTGGCATATTTAATACAAAAATACCATAATCATCATGTCTTCTTTTAAAATTATTATCGTAATGATTTGATCCGTAAAAACTTTCGTTTCTAGTTAATTGCGAGTTAGGTGTTATCCCAGCTAAACTAGCTGTTCTATTAGAATAAGCTATTAACTGGTTAGAGCTATTAGTTGTAGCTGTAGGATCTGCTGTAACAGCTGCTGCTGTTTCATCTTCTCCTGTTGCAGGATCATCTTCTATAGCTTCAGTTATTATAGTGTCGTTTGCTGTAGTATTTATGTAATTTTCCCATTGACCTCTTATTGCAAAAGCATCGTTAGATTGATCAAAAAGAATAGATTGAAAATTACTATAGTTTAATTCTTTTCCTTCGGCAGATATTTCTTTTAACATCATAGCTCTATGATAATGTATCCAAAATTTAATCTGCTCAATATTTACATTTTGCTCAGAATTACTTTTACCACCATAAGCTAATCTTTTGATGTTGTATGCTATTTCATTTAATGTTGCCATATGTTTTACAAAAATACTTAAAATTACTAGAAACAACAATAGGCCCTTGCACTAAATAAATTAGTACTTAGACCTATCATTGAGCAGAGAGCAAAAAAGCTCTTTATTTCGGTCTGCTTTGCTCTATCTCTGCACTACTTACTAACACGCTGTCACTCTCTGTATTTACCATCATTTTTCTTACAGCTAAATTTATAATCTCGCTTAGATAAATTTCAGGAACTGTTTTTACAACAGAAGGTTCAGATCCACTTAAATCTATAGTGTCAAATATAGATGTAATCTTAGGACTAGATAAATATGTATAATTTAAGCTAGGCGAATCGTCATTAACTTCTATTGAACCATTTTTTACTGTTGCAATACTATTTTTATTAAAAGGATCTCCACTATGTACATTAGACTCATATTGTTTAATGCCAACAATTTCTAACTCTTTACTATTATTTAAAACACTTATTAAATGCAAATAATCGTTAGGTAATTGTGCATTAGTATCCGTTTTAACAAAAGCTTGTAATGCGTCTCTAGACACTTGGCTTTTATCATACTCTGAATAATGTTTATTAATAAAAGAATGTAAAGCTTCTTTTAAAAATTCTATTTTTTCTTCAGAGCTATAATATGGTTGTTCTGCTTTATCTAAAAGCAAATCCATAGTAGCTAAAGCATCTGTTATACGCATTATTTACTTTTTTTAGTAGATTTAATTTTTTCTGCAACAACTTCTTTGTTACCTCTTAATTCATTACGCAATAAAGCATAGATGTCTTTGTTGTTTTTTAACCACTCTATCGCAGCCTCATCAGTTAGACCCATACTATTAGATCCGTATTTCCATACATCATTAATATATGCTATAATGCCTTTCTCTGCAGCTTTCTTTAAGAAAACATAATAGTCCTTGTCTTTGTTGTTATAAAGAGCTAAGAACTTGTCTGGGTATGTATTAGCATACTGCAATACTCTTGCTTTTCTAATAATGTCATCAAAGTTTTGTGATATACCAATTAATCTTGCCATATCGTCATATTCTGCTGGCGTCATAGATGTTGCTGTTGTTACTGCTTCTGCAGACGCAATAGCTTTAGCAGCGTTTTCTTGCTCACCTTTTCTAGAATCAACAAAAGTAAATCCACCTCTTTTTACAGCTGGATGTTCTTGTAGGTAATCCCACACTCTTTTGTCGTGTTCATTTTCTAAATCAAAACCTTGCATTGCATTGTTAAGCTCCCACTTTTCCATAGGATTTCCATCTGGATCTAACAATGTTACTGTTTTTCCTTCTTTGTTTTTGTAAGCAGCAAAAGATGCGTAGTTAAACTTTTTGTGATCTTTCGCTTTAATGTAAACTAAATGTGCCATTTTTTTTGGTTTTTAATTAATTACTCTCCTGTGTTTTTGGTTTCAGAGTAAACTTTTCTTCTACCTCTTTCGTCAGTAGAAATGTATTTTTTCTGATACCCTCTGTTACCCCACTTAATCCCTGGAGTTAGGTTTATAGAAGAATTAAAGTGTTTGTCCTTTTTTTCTTCTTGCGGTAAGTCGTTAACGTCGACTAATTTACCATTTATTAATTTATATATTGCCATTCTTAAATAAATTTAGGAGAGGCATAAAGCCCCTCCCTCATTATATAATTTTACGCAAAGACTACACCATTATCATCTTCTGTCAAACATTTTGCAACAAACTGAGATCCGTCACAAAATATTCTTACAGAATCACCTAAAGATGGTCCTGTTTGAAATGTAATTGTAGATGTGTCTGCTTTGTAAATTTGAGCACCTGTTGTAGCTATCTCTTGACCAAAAGCTACAATTTTATCTGTGTCATCTGCATGCTCAGAAACAACATAATTGCCTGATCCATTAGCAGCTTTAACATAAATATCTACATACCAACCATCACTAGCTTGTGCTAAAGATGGAAGAGTTATGGTTAGGCCATCACTTTTGTTTAGACCTAATAGCTTTCCTGAATCTTTTTCTACTAACGCTCTGTCAGCAGTAACTTCTTCGAAATGCATTTTAAAACTATGAAACTTTACTACAGGATCTAATCCTGCAATAACTACTCCTCTATCGGGATTTATATAATTTGACATATTTTATAATATTAAAGTTTAATGTTATCCGAATATTACATCACTACCTGAACCGCATACACCTTGAACAAACCAACTTGTTCCATCACAATATAGCGTTACATAATCACCAGCAGAAGCTCCTCCTGACTGATCAAATATAATTTTTGTGTCAGATGATGTTGCTGTATCTTTTGTACCAGCACCTGTAATAATATGTCCTATAAAATCTTCAGTTGCAGAAGCTTGTTTAATAATAATATCTTCAGCAGGTTCGTCACCCATAGCTTTTAAGATAAACTTAAAATTTAAGCCAGCTTTTGCTGAAGGTAATGTTACGGTAAGAATTGCATCTTCTACACCACTACCATCTAATAAAAAAACTGCACCACTTTCATAGTCATACAATTTCCTGCTAGATGTAATACTAACAATTGGATCGATTTGACCTCTTAACTTAGGCAATCTTCCTTGCCCTGCTTCTGAGGATTTGTTTGATAAATCTAAATAATTTGCCATTTTCTTTTTTTTTAGGCGACATATTGGGAGAGCCGAAGCCCTCCCTCAGTCAAATTAAAAATTAATTATGCTACTGATAAGATACCGCAAGATAATGGATTTCTTACAACAATTCCTGATTCAGCTAAAACGTGACATTCAAATTTGTCATCAGCGTTAGCAGCCATCATAGAATTAGAATCGTAAGGATTTACCATACCTGTTACGTACTTCTTAACAAAGCTTCTGTTAGTTCCCTCAGCACCTTTAGTGATAAGTTCTACGTTAGAAACACCATTTGTTTTACCCATATCTAAGAATACCATTTTAGCAGATTCTTTTAGACGGTTATCACCAAATGCGTTAGTTCCTGAAGTAGCACCGTGCATGTGCGCGTCATCAAATACAGGACAATAAGCAACAGTAATCTTGTTACCTAATGCGTGATAAGATGTAAAGTTAGCACCTAAAGATACGTCACCACTTACACCAGACATAGATCCACCAGTCATTGATCCAGAAGGAGCAACTAATAAATCTTTCATAGCTTTATGGAAAGCTAAACGTCCTTCAGTACCTGTGTATACTAACCACTCATTACCTTCAGCGCCTTGAGCGTTCAAAGAAAGCTTAGCGATAAATTCTGTAATGATGTCCTCAGTAAGAGAACCTGCAGTATAAGTACCTTGGTTTGATGAGTCAATTTGTGCAAGAAGACCATCTCCTATAATTACACGACCATCAGTACCATCAGCTAAAACTTGGTCAGATACATCTTCACTGAAAATGTCTGTGTTAGTAGAAGCGTAAGAGTTAGCAATAGATGCTACAGATTTTTTTCCATACCATCTTTGTAATTCTTGCTCGTACATAAACTGATCCATAAGCTGTTGCTCACGAGTAAAGTACCATAAACGAGAACCGTTGTTTTCAATCCACGTAACGTCAGTAGCATCTTTTCCTGTTACTGTACATTTTTTACGCATAATTGTTAACCAGTTCTTGTGAGTATCTGGGTAAGCCCAATTCTCACCAACATCTGATCCGCTAGATCCGTAAGGGAAAGCAGAACCAATTCTACCAGCTACAGAGTTTGCAGCAAATGTAGAAGCGTCAATCATTTCTACAGTATAGTTTGTAGATGATATAGCTGTTACAAGACCTGTACCACCATCTTCAAAACGAATAAGATCGTATTTGTTGTAGTAGTTTACAGCAGCGCCACCTGAAGTGTCACTAAAAGTAACTGTGACTGAATCACCAGCAGCATGTGTTCCGTTACCAGATTTAACAAATTGCTTTTTATTCAATCTACCCATTACTTTCCACTCGAATGAGTTATCTCCTAAGACTCTCTCAGAAGCATATAAACCTGCTTTTTCTAAAAGCAAAGTTAGTGTGTATCTCGGATATTGAGAAATTAAAGTACGTGCAATTTCAGGATACTGTAGTAACGCGTTGTTTAATGCATTTTCTGGAGTAGTTCCGTTGCCGTACTGACCATTTGAAAAGGTTAATTTTGCCATTTCGTTATTATTATTTAAAAATTAAAAACTAAATTAAAATTTACTTAGTCATAATCTTTACAATGAGCTTTGCCTTTGTTTAATTATTCCTTCATAAATGCTGCGGGATCAAATCCTTTAGATTTTGGTTTATAATCAGATTTGTTCTTACCGCCACGAGAAGGAGACGAGATAATATCTAAGATACCAGCTTTACCTTCTTCTCTACCTTGGTTACGCAAGATTTGAGCAAACTTATCTTTGTATAGCATAAACATTGCAACCTCCGCAGCATTGCCGTGACTGTTCCAAATATCCTTTTGCATATCACCAGATACGATATACTTGTATGCTTCTTGCATATCCTTCTTTCCAACTTTACCACCCATAAAAGTATTCATATCTTTTAATTGGCGTTGTAGCTCCTTTTTATTATTAGCTATAGCTTCTTTTTTTGCTTTTGTCTCTTTTTGTGTTTTTTCTGCATTTTCTGCTCGAGCCTGTTCTAGATATTGGTTGATTTGTTTTCTAATTCTAAATGCATCTCTTTTTATTGTACCAGCATCTTCCATAGAATCTAAAACAGAAACAATATCGTCATCTTCCATTCCGTCATTTTTCATTTCTTCTGACAATAAATCTCTATCAGACATTTTTAAAAATGATTCCATTTTATCAATGATTTCATTCTCTTTAGCAGATTTAATTGGATCTACACCTTGTGCATCCATCTTTCTAACAATAGCTTCTAACTGCTCTTTATAGTTGCTATCAATTTTTAAACCTAAAGATTCAGATACTGCTTTCCAATCTATTTCTCCAAGTTCTTCGCTAACTTCATCTTCTTTATCAGACTCGGCTTCAGTACTCTCTTTTTTTCTAAAGACAACTTCATCCCAATCTTCCTCTTCCTCTTGCTCTTCTTCAGACTCTTCTTCTTCGTTTGTTGGCGATTCAATATCGCTCCAAGCAAAACCATCAATGTCTTCATCATCATCTGATTTAGAGCTATCAACCTCTGTATATGGCTGATCATCTGTGTTAGTATCTACTTTACCTTCTTCTTCACTCAGGAATGCGTTTATATCAAACCCTGTACTTTCTTGCGCTTCATTTTCTGTTGACTGCCCTTCTGCAGCATCAACAATACTTGATTCTTTCTCTGACATATGTTAAATTTTATTTATTAACTATTTGCAAATATAATAAATTATTCACTAACCTTATCCTTGACTTTTTCAAAAGACTCAGATGCAGTTTTATTATTACCACCTGTTTCGCCCTCTTTAGACAAAGTTACTTTCTCCTTCATGTCAGCTATATCACGCTTATTCATGTCGTTGATTTGTGCAACTTTAATATCTGTTTCAGACTGTATATTAGCAACTTTAATTTTAGTGTCGTTGTCTAATTTTTTGAGCTGTGCTTCTCTTTGGAATTTAGCATCTTCAGCTTGTTGTTGAGCAGCCATCATTTGTTGTTGTTGCTCTTGCATCTCAACTTGTTGCTTTTTAACTTCTTCCATACCCATCTCTAACACACGTTCAGCTTCTGTAGCTGTGTCTGCTTTAAGAACTCTAATAACATCAAGTAAATTAACCTGACCAGCTTGTAAAGCCGCTTGTGACAGCTCTGTAATAGATTGTTTTATAGCGTCATCTTTACCAGAGTCACCCACAAATATTGCATAATCATTTAGTGCTATGTCAGGCATAACGCTTAATATTTTACTAGCACCATCGCCTAATATCAAAGAAGCTTTTTTACCTTCACTCCAGGCCATCTTCATTAACTCGCATACTCTTTGATATACTTGTTTTTTCACCTGCCCGTGCGCGTGAAACCAACTTTCTGTAATTGTAGCCGACTGCACAACGCTACGTTGTACATTACCAACGTATTCGTATTGACCAACAGCACCTTCTCTTTGTTTTGTAACACCAGAAATCTGACCTGCAGTATCTTCTAACATTAGCTTTAAATTAATTAACTGTTGTACAGAGTTAGATAATGTAAAGTCTACTTGACTAAATTGATTAAAGTTTGCTATTTGTCCACCCTCATCTTTAGAGTTAATTGGAATGATACCATCTGTTTTAAGGTGGTATAATACAGTTTGCATGTCCATACCAAGATTAGTAGGTAGTTGAGATACATCGTATATTACTGCTTTACCACCAGACCTAGCCATAGCTAGTTCTATATGATACATAACAATATTGTATAACATTTGTATGTTCTTTAGCATACTAACCATAGAAGACTTTTTACCTGTAGTATTATTTTTTATTAAGCCTACGTATGACAAGTGCGCGCTACCAGGATCATCAACAGACCTAACTTGATTTGGTCTTCTACGACAATCTACAAGTATTTGACCTCCAATTTTAGTACCCGTCCATATATCATCTACATACTTAGTTCTTATTACATCTTTTTTCTTTTCTTTATAGTTGTCTGGAACAAGTTTGTAGAAAGGTCTTTCTGGATCATACTTATTAGGAGATATTTTAAAGCGTAATGCTTTTATTGATTTCCACTCACAATGTATTACCCTTAATCTTGCAGCATCACCTTGTTGCCATTGTATCCAATCTATAGAGGTATTGTAAGATGCGTAGTCATTATGAGAAGATATTTGCGTCATTTCATTTAAGAACTTAACATCATCTTCAGATAACTGATCTCTAAATTCATCTAACACTTCGTTTGCAGTTAGAAATCTTTCTTCTCCAATCCATTGGCAATCATCTAAAAAGTCACTATCTGTATTTGTGTCGTATGCAATACTTCTAGGATCTACTCTTCTAATAAATGGATCTCCATTTTTGACGTGTATTTTGTAAAACTCATTTCCTGTTACAAGTAAATCTCTAAATCCAGCTTTAAATATTTCCCTGTAACCATACTTGTTATTTAAATACTCTAAACCATCTTGAGCAACTTCTTCTACAGCTTCCTTGTAGGTATACTCCATGTATTTGTTAATATCGTCAGGTATTGGCAACTCGTCTAACATAGTCTTAACTTCGATACCCATTTTGTTAATCATCTCCTGCTTCATCTCTTCAGTAAACTTTTTTAACTGAAGTTTTATTTTCATATCCTCTTTACGAATTGTAGCATCTTTATTTGTAGTTACCACCTTCATATCCATAGGTCTACGTAATTCTTCACCTAACAAAAGATCTATTTTAGGCTGAATAATTGGATAATTAACAAGTCTAGCTGGCTGAGCAAATCCATATTGCTCTGTTAGATATTCATAATCAGAATGTTCAAAATCTCCATTGTATATAGAGTAATTCTGTATGTCTTCATAAACACTATTTTCAAACAAACTGTTGTCTTCGTAAATGTGTCCTGCTATAGCATCTATCATTTGTTCGCACCAAGCCTCATCTTTTTGTGAGTCTGGAAGCAGCTGTGATGGAAATTTGTATGAGTTACTTTGCATAATTAAAACGTGTAATTTTCTTTTATAATATTATTATTATTAGTTTTTACAGGAACTCCGTTACGACCACGGACATACCTACTAAAGCCAATGTCTTTTACTTCTTTATCTTTTTCCCTTGCCTGTCTTCTAAAATTATCTATGTTGTGTATTAAACATATACCAAAAGCCATAGCTCGGTCTGTATTTTTTGTTCCATATGAAGTTAGCTCTTCTATCAAATCTAAAAACCATATATCTTCTACACTTTCTCTAATGTAATCATCTATAAGGTCTTCCATAAGCGCTTTGACTTGCTTATTCATATGTACACCATATCTGTTTCTTGTTTTTGTGTTTGGAGCATGTGCTGACTCAGGTTTTTCTTTTAAGTATTGCAATGCATTCATACGCTTAAAATAATCTAGTATACCTATCTTAGTATATTCAACTAACATTTTAGCGTTATAATATACGGCTAATTTCAAACAACCATCCCAAAAATCTTCTTTTTTTTCTGGTCTTTCAGTATAGTCAGCAATAACCATATCTCCAGGAGTTTCTGTATTTAAAAATCTACGATATATAATTGCAGAACCTAATGAAGTTGTAGATCCAGCTTGATCTTGGTCATAAGAGTCAATGCCACCTATATCTAAGTCAGCAAAATCTGGATTTGGATGGTGTAGTATTTTATAAGGTCCATCAGGATGTGGTCTCCACTTTACAACAAAGTCGTCGCCTCCTGCAAAATCCCAATCTAAATATCCAGTCTGTATTTGACTTCTGTAGTCTTTACTAGAAAGTATTCTAGATCTTTGTGCATTTAATCTAGAATTATCAAACCTAGCTGTTTTAGTATTCAAAAACGCCTCCTGTATTTCTAGTGGATAGTTTTGTATATGAAGATTAAAAGCCTCTCTATCACCTGAATTAGAAATAGTTTCTCTTTCTTCAAGCAAAACTTTTCTAGCGCCCTTTTCATCTTCCTCTCCTGTAACTGTATTAAAATATCCATAGTAAGCTCTAGAAGCAGGTATAAACATAGGTATTAGGTTGTAGGCTTCTGACTCATAGTACATGTCCATAAAATCCTTAGAGGCTTTGCTAATGTCACCACCAGTACCCCCTATGACTGGTACGCCAAATTGAACATTACCATCCATGAAGCAAGCCTTAGAAGACATGTATGCATTTTTAAGGTGCTTGAACTCTCCCGCCTCTTCAAATACCATTAAAGACACACGTTCACCCTTAAATACCTCTGGATTATCCATTGTACGACATATAACTGTACTTTGAAATCCACCTACTTCCCATTTACCATCTTTATTTTTTTGCTTGTATCCAGAGCGTAATATACCATCTGTATCTTTTAATACAGAGTGTTTAAAATTACTATGGATTCCGTTTAGACCTTTTTTTGTTTTATCAAAGAATGCATCTGCTGTAGCTTGTAGTCCTGCCGCTATACCAACATCATTGTAAGGAAAAAATGTATATTCGTGTGCAATAAGACCAGAGTTCATATAACTAAAACCTTTATCCCTAGCTTTAATTACAATCATTCCTTTACCCTCATCTTTACAGGTTTGATATAAATCAAAATACTCATGATCCATTTCTCTATACCACGGACTTATTAAAGTTTTTCTAGAATTTTTTTCACCATCATTACCAAGTATTTTATAATAATTTAAATAAAAATAATATTTTCCAGAAATCTTTTTCATTCCCTTAGGCTTGTATCCATTTATACACCTATCCATTTCTCTATCCCAATACTCTTGATATTCTACAGATTCAGGGTTTAGATCTGGATGGCCGTTATTGGCTATTGGTCTATATTTTTGTGGATCAGCTTTTGCCATTATATTAAACTAGTTAATATGTAATATACTATTAATGGAAATATTGTAGCTAATACATCCCATTTGTCAAACATTCCGTAATCTAAATAATCATATACTTCTTTTGATATACCAACAGCT